AAGAGAATCCCGAGGCACTAGGTTTAGTGGCTCGAAAACCTTCCTAAGCGTCTAAAGAAAGACCCAGATTTCTTGACTAAATAACCTGGGGTATAGTATTTACAATGAATCTAAATTACCTATTTGGAGGTAACGAAATGAACGAAATGTTTTTGTATAATGTGGCTCTAACTTGCTACGCTAACGACAATGATGCCTTCGTACCAGAGCTAAACTAACCCTTGGCTCCATAAAGAAGTAATTCTTTTTGACTAAACGGTGCTATATGCTGGAAACTCCGAGTATGCAACAGTACAATGAAAATTGTGAAAATCTGCTTGCTGCGGACAATCAGCAGGGAAGACCAGAAATGGAACCCTCAACGACTACATGCACCGCCCCTAAGAAACGTACAAACACAGATACACGCTCTGAGCAGCGTTGCCATAAGAATTGCGAAGGCTATTCATATAATGGCAAAGCATGGACTCGATTAGTTCAGGATAACTGTGTTTGGTGTCTGGATTGCAGCGAATGGAAACCTATCGAACAGTTTGCATCAGTTAAAGGAAAGCCTTATAGTTATTGTAAAACCTGTCAACGACTACACAAAGCAATGAGTCGTTACCACTTAACCCGTGAGCAGGTTGTGACACTATATAAGTCTCCTAAATGCATTTGTTGTGACAGTCCATTTGAAAAACAAATCCATAAACATATCCATCATATAAGTGGTGAAGTTATTGGTTTAGTTTGTTTATATTGTAACCACACACTTCGTAATGAATCACCAGAACATCTATATCGTTTAGAATGTTGTGTAAGATTTATTAAAGATAGGGTGAAGATATAGTCTGAACTGCATGGCGACATGCAGAAGGTAGCAGAAATGACTACCTCGCTCGAAAGAGTGGTAACAGATTGATGGGCGATGGAAGGACTAGCTGTTCTCGAAGAGAACATGGTAATGGCCGGTTTGGTCCACCGTGATTTCCAGAACGAAGTGGCTAACTACGGTGACGTAGTGAATACACGTCGTCCCGGAACTTTCAAGACAAAGCGTAAGACGGATGTCGATAGCATCGAGCTACAGGACGCCACGTCTTCAAACGTGCAGGTTCCTTTGAATCAGCACTTCTACATCAGCTTCACCATTAAGGACGGCGAGTCCAGCAAGTCTTTCCAAGACCTACTCCAGATTTATGTCGTTCCTGGTATGCAAGGTATCGCTCGCGGTATCGACCGTTCCATTTGTGGTCAAGCTCATCGGTTTATGGCCAATGCAGCTGGTAAATTGCAAGGTCTAACTGGCAGCAATGCCAAGGACTATTTGCTCGAAGTGCGTGAGACACTAAATAAGAATCTAGCTTATCCAAGTGGACGAAAGCTAGTATTGGCTCCAGCTTCAGAGACTGCACTGCTAAAGACGGATCTATTCGTTGCAGCAGATCAACGTGGTGATGGTGGTGGCGCTCTTCGTGAAGCTATGCTTGGTCGTGTTTTGGGCTTTGATACCTACATGGCTCAGAATCAACCCGGTGTATATGGTGCGTCAACGGTTGACACCTACACCAAGATTCTTGAGCCAGGCGCAGCCGGTGTTTTGGCTGGTGATGTAAATGCTGTTTGCAATGTAGCTGGTGCTACGCCAAATGTGGGCGAATGGGTAGTTCTTGATACTGACCTTCAACCTAAGTGGCTAGTCACCAATACAGTGGATGCTTTACTTGTATTTGATGGAGCAGTTAAGTACGCAGTCGCTAACCTAGCATTGGCAACGATTTACGCTAAGTGCGATGTTAACACTGCAATGGCTTCTGGATATGCTAAGGGTGTTATTCTTGATGGCTACACAGCCACAAAAGAACCACAAGTTGGTCAGATTTTGTCATTTGGTACAACAGTAGCCACTCGGCATACTTATACCATCATCGAAGCGTATGAGAATCCGCTAAATGCAGCTCAGACTATTGTATGGCTTGATCGTCCCTTGGAAGCTTTGGTTGGTGATAATGCTTTGGCTTTCCCAGGCCCGATGGGTTCCTTTAACTTGGCTTTCCATCGGGATGCCTTGGCTCTAGTAACTCGCCCCTTGGCTCTACCAAACTCAGCAATGGGTGTGCGAGCTGCTGTGGCTGCCTATAACAACGTCGGGATGCGTGTTACCATGCAGTACGATATCACCACTCAGGGAACCATTGTCACAATGGACCTGTTGGCTGGTATTGCTCTGTTGGACGTAAAACTCGGCTGCTTGCTCTTAGGCTAAGCTTTGACTCTTTAAGATTCCGAAGACCCTTACGAGGGTCTTCGGACTTCTTTAGGCTAAGGGAAAGGAGTTAAAATGGAATTTCCGTGGATTGAACTCTTGAAAAATGTCGGACCTCTAGCTGCTATTATCATTTTCTTTGTTTGGAGAGACTGGCAGCGAGAAATCTTGCAAGCGAAACGAACTGAAAAACTTGAAGAATACCAACGAGAAACACTTAGAAGCCTAGTTGAAAAATCAACGATGGCATTAACACAAAGTTCAGAATGTCTAAAATGGATTGGGCATGTTATTGAACGCTTAGCTCGGATTTGTCCAAGGATGGTTGGACAAGATTGTGATCCACCAACTGGTCTTAAAGGTTAACACAATGAATGTTGTCAATCATAGTCTAAATCGAAGAATACGACAGGCTTTATATGCATTAAAGCGCGGGTTTGGTAGCTCTGTAAAATTATACAAGCTACTCGACTCAACAACTGTTTATGAAACTGGCGTAAAAACTACTAGTGAAACTGTGATTAGCATACATCGTTGTATAGTCTTACCAGCAAAGATTCAAAGAGAAGTTGTTCAGACAATTGCAATCATTTCAGCAAACAAAGAATTTGCCTATGGTGGATCTTATGACGCTGATTCAAGAATCTTTATTATTGATGCCCGAGATGTACCAAAAGGCTATGTAATACAAATTGATGATTGGCTTGAATATGACAACTATCGCTACAATCCTAAAGTCATTGAAGAGTTAGAACAACATACAGGCTGGACTATTACCGCAAAGCGTGTAGTTGGACCAGTTCATACTAGTGTAGAACTCCTGAGTGAACCGGATTTTGTACCAGGAAGCGACGAAGGCATTATAAACTTAGGACCAACATCTATTATTGATGTGAATCAGATAAGTAGTGCAGAGAAAATCGTATCCGTGGATCTAACTAATTCGTTAGCACCCACACAAGAGGGAGCATATGATAAATCCTAATTGGTCGCGCTGGATATTTGCCTCAGTTGCAGTGTATTTTAACGCTGTGATTGCTACAAATTTGAAACTTCCGCTTTTAACAGAGGGAGTAGATGATCGTGAATCTAAAAAGATGCACTATAACCATGCAGAGTTGCGTGTAAACGGTCCATTCATTATTGAACCCAGTCGCAACTATTACATTTTGAGTGTTGATATTAACGTATTGTTTACTGAGTTAATGGACGATCATAAGGATAATGCTTATGATCTATTTACGTGGTGCGGAGCAGTCCAAACTGCGATGGATGGCCCAATAAATATCTACCGTTACGGAAGCGAAGAGGGGGATGACTCTGGATGGGTCGGGTGCCTTGTAACTCGAAGAGGGCGATATGACTCGAATCGTGTATTACATTTCGGACAAATAAGCCGTGTAGACAGGATTCGTCAGTCAGAAGTTGATGGTCGCTTCAAAATGGAACTTTATGTCTAAAGCGTTACCAGACGTAAACTGGGTTAAATTAATTTCAGAACTACCTACCTTTGGAGGTATTATATATGGCCAGAATCGAATTGCGTGATTGCACGATTCGTATTAAGGACGGGTTGTCTGGCACATGTGTCATCAATGAAGCTACACCAGTTTCTTGTGACACTAATGTGACTGTCAAAACGGTTGTTCTTAATACAACTGATGCGGATCTTATTCCAATAGGCGCTCGGTTTACACCTAATACAGCATTGCACGTTTTAGTACATACTGTGACAGCTCGTACACCAGCAGGCACCTCACCAACTACAGACATTACTTTTACACCGGCTTGGGGTACAGTGGGTACACCAGCTAATGCCGACGTATTAAACTTTCTACCTTGCCAAATTGATATTAAGATTGGCGAAGGAAATCTCACATATACAGAGTCTAAAGAATACATGTATCTATTAGATCGCGGTCTATTAGACACTGTAAAAGAAGGCGATGAACAGCCACTTGAAATCTCGTTGGACTTTGTCTACGAACACGTTACATCAGGTACAGCTGAAGCTATTACACCTGTTGATGCGTTAAAGCAACATAATGGCGCAGCTGAATGGGTCACCACATCAAGTGATGCTTGTGAGCCTTTTGCAGTAGATATTGAAATTGAACAAGATGTCTCTTGTGGCACTACTCAAGATGAAGTCACTATTCTTCCTGATTTCCGCTATGAGAAACTTGAGTTCAACTTCAAAGACGCCACGATTTCGGTGTCTGGACGCTGCAATACAACCGAATCAGCGTTAACACGAGTTTAACTAGTCACGCTTATGTTATCTAGCTGGCAATGTACCAGCTAGATAATGTAGCATAATTTTGGAGAATACACATGGCAAGAATCGAATTGCGTGACTGCACGATTCGTATTAAGGACGGTTTGAGCGGCACAGCTCTTATTACTGAGGGTGCTCGCGCAACTGCGGTTCTTAATAGTAATGCAGCCAACGCTGATTTAACTTTTACAGCACCAAATGAAGGCGTGCTGTATAATGGTACGGATTGGACAACAGTAGATGATGTTAATGGGGTTCTAATTGCTTACAATGCAGGCACAGATGCATTTACTGTAAACTCAGATGCAGCAAACGACACATCATTAGCAGTCAAGACTGCCTGGGACTTAGCTATGACTGCTAATCCAAGTTGGCCCCAGTGGACTGTAGCATTAACTGGAACTGGTGGTGGTAGGATGGATGGTGGTTTGACAGCAACAAGC